CTAGTACGGGTTGCCGTCGGTGACGCAGACCTGGAGTCGGTCGAGCGGCTCGCCATAGAAACCGGCGTAGTCGTCACCACCGTAGGTGGAGCCATCGTCGCACACGGTATCGAGCCATCCAGCGCGTGCGGTGGTCTGCGAGCGATACCACGCCTGCTTGTACTCCTCGCCGCCCGGGGTCACGTAGTACATGCGCACGCCGTCGATGGTATGGCCGACGATGCCCGCGCAGCCGTTCACGGTGTCGTTGCGGTCGCCCTTGGTCACATAGCCGAGCCAGCCGTCCTCGATTGTGTGAACCTGATACTTGAGCGTGCCGCGGTCGACGCGTGCGCACAGCAGGTCGTGCTGTCGGCACGGATACCCCGCAAAGCCGTTGTCACCGGCGCCGAAGTCGGTCACCTCGTCCAGCCAGCCGCCACCCTTGAGATGGAGGGAGTAGTGGACGGGGATGCGCTTGCCGGATGCCTTTGAGAAGCCGCCGGATGCCGCCTGGGCGGGCTTTGCCGCGGCAGGCTTGGCGGCTGTGGAGGGGGCGGGCGCCTTGCCGCCCTTCATCGCGTCATACCACGCCTGGGCGCGCTGCATGTAATGGTCGCGCTGGGAGCCCGCAAGCTCGCCGGGGCAGGCCGTGGCGCTCCAGTAGCGGTGCGGGAAGACGTTCTTGCACCACTCGGGACGACCGAGGCCGTAGTACAGGCACAGGGCGGCGACGAGGTGCGCACCGCTCTCGATTGCCTTCTCGTGGACCGTCCACGGGTTGCTGCCGCTGTTGGCGTGCTCAATCGAGATGGTCGTGTCGTTGCCGCGACCGGTGCCGATTCCGTCGCCGCAGGCGTAGGCGCGGTCGGTGTCGTTGACGTGCTGCACGATGTAGCCGTTGCGGTCGACCGAGTAGTGCGCTGAGCAGCCGTTGGCACCCCAGATACCGTTGCACTGGCCGGCGTTGAGGTCGCCGGCCATGTGGTGGATGGTCACGCCCTTGATGCCGAACGGGCGGCCTGCGGAGAAGTTGCGCCCCAGAAGCTTGTACTCGTCCGGTTGGATGTTCGCGAAGTCTGCCATGTTAGTCCTCCTTGATGTCGCCGAGCGCCAGCAGGGCGTCCAGCCATTTGTCCGTGATGCCGACTGATTTGAAGGCCGCATAGGCCACCTGCACGCCGCCGACTGCGGCGAAGATGGACGTCACCCACGCCGAGGGTTCGGTCGGGACGCCGCCCGACATGGCCGTGAGGGCGCCGCATCCTGCTGAGACGGCGATGGCCGTCCAGCGGGCGACATTGCCCGTCATCGCCTTCGTCTTGATGGCCTGCACGATGTACGGCACGACCAGCACCGTGCACACCGTGAGGCCCGCCTGGATCTCATCCATTCGATTGCTCCTATCTGTCGGATTCCTTGCTGTAGATCAGGTCGACGCGGTCGCAGATGTGGTCGACCTTCTCCGCCATTCCCTGGCTTCTCGCCTGGCTGTGGACCAAATCCGCGTGGAGGACGTCATTTGACGCGACGACCGACTCCATGAGCGTTTTCATTCCTTCGATCAGGGTGTTGCTGCGCTCCATCTGGGCGGCGATGCGCCCCTCCATCTGGGACCGCTCGCGGTCGCGCTGCGCCCTCTCGTCGACTTCGGCCTGCTTGCGCTCCTCGCGCTTCAGGTCGAGCTCGCCTTTCCGCTGGTTTTGGCGTTTGTACTCCTCGAGAAACTGTCTCCCGAAGTAGAACGCAACGAGCGTCAGGAGCACGCCTCCAAGCCAAGCCGGTCCGTAAGGCGCAAAAAGTTTGAGCACTTCCATCCTGAGCGCCCTCCTTCCGCCTATTCGGCCGTGTACTCCTCGCCGGTGATCTCCTTGTACTCGTCGGCGGTGATCCACTTGCACTCGACGGCCTTGTGTACTCGCGCCTTGCTCCAAAGAGGTCGGTCGTAGTACTTCTTGACGAGCGCGAAGTGCTTGGAGTGCCCCTCGGTCTTCTTCGTCGGCATTACTGGTCACCTCCGACCGTCATGAGCAGGTAGTCGATGTTTGCCGTGTTCTGCTCGGTCTGCGTCGGCTGCGACGCCCGCTCGCGCATCTGGTCGAGCAGCGCCGACACGTCGAGCGTCTCGCCGCTGTCGTAGGCGGCGAGCGCCGCGGTGTAGGCGAGCTTTCGTGCCTTCCGTTCAGCGTACTCGTCATCGTCGATAACGCCCGCGTCGTGCGCCGCGTCGGGGTCGCCGATCTGCGACAGCAGATCGCGCAGGGCGTTGACCTCGGCCATGGTGCCATCTTGAAGCTCGTTGGGGCGCGACGTGTCTTCCTCAGTGTCCATGCGGACTCCTCTCTTGTCGGGGAATGTGCCGCCATCGTATTAGCGCCGTGAGATTGCCGAGCTGCTTTGATGGGCGCAAAGGAAGAAGGCGCGCCGCAGCACGCCTTCGATGCTTCTGTTATTTCGCAGCCGCTTCGCTTAGGCCGCTGCTTTGAGTTGCCGGTTCTCCGCTATTGCGAGGGCTTGCTTCCGCTTGAATCGTCCCTCTGGTTGGCCTGCATTGAGCACCCCCCCCCTGCGCGAGATCTCCGAACAGGCTGCGGTACAGCGCGTCCATGGCCCGCACGCTGCGGTGCGCGTCCAGCCGTTTCATGCCGCCGCGCCAGCTCTGGTAGCTCTGCTCCACCTGCTCGGGGGTCATGACGCCATCGGCGACCATGCGGGCCATCTTCTTGAGCTTGCGGCGCTCCCGCGTTATGGAGTCTCGGCACGGCTTCACGACTATGCAGCCCGTCTCCGTGTAGAAGATGCGCTTCTTCAGCCACGTGAAGCCGCGCGACAGCTTCACCATGCGGGTCTTGCGCGGGTTCAGCTCTATGCCCAGCTCGGCGCACTTGCGCCCTATCAGCAGCAGGCACACCTGCAGGTACTCCTTGCTCTCGTGTATGAGGTAGAAGTCGTCCATGTACCGCCCGTACGCCTCGGGGCGCAGCATCTCGGTCACGTAGTGGTCGATGCGGTTGGGGTGTGCCACCGCGCATATCTGGTTCGGCTCGCTGCCCAGCCCCAGGCCCACATCGCCCTGCGCGTCTATCAGGCGGTGCTCCAAGGCGACCACGCGCGGATCTAGCAGCGCGGAGGCCACCTGGTCTTTGACGGGTTGGTGCGCTATGCGCGCGAAGTAGTCGGAGAAGTCGCCCAGGAGGATGTAGCCCTCGCGGCCGTGCCGCCTCCAGTGGTCGGCCAGGTGGCGCTTGAGCAGCTTCAGGGCGTAGTCGGTGCCGCGCCCCTTTATGTTCGCGGAGTTCGCGGCTATGAGGGTGGGCACGATCGCGGGCACGAGCGCGTTCTGCGACAGCGACTTCTGCACCACGCGCTCGGGGAAGTGCACGGCGCTGATATGCCTCAGCTTGCCGCGCTCCCATAGGTCGAACCGTATGAAGCCCCGGCATATGTCGCGGCCCTCCAAAAGGTCGCGGCGGGACAGGACGGCGTTGCGCAGGTAGCTTCTCATGTACCTCTGCGTGGACGACTTCCACATGACGCCCCGCGCGGCCTGCTTTGAAGCCTTGCACAGGCTGTTGAGGTCGGCCACGGTCTCAAGCGTGCACGCCTTGACGCGCTCGGCCTTTGCCTTGGCCCGCTTCTCCTCGCGGCGCTTGCGGCGTGCGGCCCTTCTTTGCTCTGAGTTCATAGAGAGCACCCCGCACGGCTTGCAATGTGGCTCTGACAGCCGCTTGAGGTATGGCCATGAAACGCGGCGAAGCCACGGAGCGCCGCGCCATGCAAGCAGCGTCCGGCCACCCTCGCGGGGTGCGTATTTACGGGCGCATGCCCGATGGTCGCGCCTTCCTTCCTCTCCGCGCTCTGCTTTCGGCCCTGGGGCCTACTCGGTCTGGCAGTAAGGGAATCCGGGGCGGGGGCGAACCCAGACGTCCGTCGCCGAATTGTAGTTGGCATTGCCGTTGTTGTTGACGCAGCACACGTTGGACGAGGAGCCACCCATGACGGAACGCAACCACCAATTGTACCGATAAACAAGGCGCGACCGCCGCCCATTATAGCGAACGCAGGCGCTCTAGCTCGGCCTCGGCCTCGGCTATGCGCTCCTCGGTGGACTTCTTGCCCGTCACGCGCACGTTCTTGCGTGCGCCCTTCAGCAGCCTGATCTCCTCCTCGACCATGGCCGCCAGCTCCTCGAAGCGGTTGGCGTTCACGGGCAGGCCGATATCCATGAGGCACTGCATGTCCAGCATCAGCTGCTCGCAGTCAGCTATGGCCAGCGTCAGGTAGCGTTTCCTCTCCAGCGCGTTGAACGAGGTGTTGGGGTAGAAGCAGTCGGCGCGGTTGACGTTGTACACGATGCTGCGCGCCGTCTCCACGGTCGGCACCGCGTTCAGCAGCCTGTAGGCCTTGGGCACTACTGAGGAGGACGCCATCAGCTTGTTGACCTCCACGCGGATGGCGATGGCCTGTGTGAAGAACTTGTACTCGGACACCTCGCGGTTGCGCTGGTAGACGCCGCTCACGTGCACCTCCTGGGGAAACTGGCGGAAAAAACGGCCCGCTTCGCGGGCAGGAGGCGACCGCGCAAGGCGGTCGCCTAAAAGCAGAGTATAGAGCACTCGGCTGGCTAGCCGACGAGGAAGCCGGGGCGGGGGCGAACCCAGACGTCCGTCGCCGAAGTGCAGCTGGCA